GCAATGGGTATTCAAACAGATGAGGATATTTTTAATATTATCTTTCCTGATGTAAAAGGTGCTGAACGCAAACTTTTAGCCCATTATCTAATTCCTTCTGTATCAAATGCTCTTCCTTTTTATACAACACATACAGCAATTCAATATATCCAAACACTTACTAAAGGTTTCGGTGTAGCACATGTGCTTGATATTTTACATAACCAAGTATTTATTCATATTGATGATAAACCACGCTCACGTGCAATGTTCCTTGGTGACTGTGTCCGCTCCATTATTCGTACAGCTGCAGGAATTGACCCACCAACTGATAAAGATGATACACGCAACCAACGCCTACTTACCAGCGGGTTCTTAACACAAATGCTTTTTGCAGGTGTTTATAAATCATGGATACAAGCTATTAACAAACAGGTTGGTCAAGAATATAAATACAACGCAGCCAATTATCAAGGTGAACGATTCCGTAATATCTTTGCAAATACACAAGCTGATAAAGTATTTATGTATAATTTTATAACGGAAGGGTTGATGCGCGGATTCAAAGGAAAATGGGGGTCAAATGTGGGTGATGAAAAGTCAGGTGTGCTACAAGCTCTGAGTCGCCAATCTTATTTGGATTTTATGAGCCATTGCCGTCGTGTTGTAAGCAGCTTTGATACTAGCTTGAAACTGACAGGTCCTCGTCATTTACATCCCAGTCAGTTTGGATATTTCTGCACAAATGAAACACCTGGTGGCGCTTCCATTGGTATTGCTAAAAATCTTACAGTATTAACCTATATTTCTACAAGTACAAATCCCCAGCCATTTGTAGACTGGCTACGTAATCGTATTAAGATTCGTGATTGTGATAAAGTTACACCCGATGAACGCATTTCAATGACACCTATCTATGTAAATGCTGGTATTGTCGGCTTTACAGATATTCCTATTCGCCTTACTCGCCTTTGCAAACTGCTCAAACATACTGGTTGGCTTCCACCTACCACATCCGTTAGTTTCAACATTCGTACAAAGCGTGTACAGGTATATATGGATGAAGGACGCCCAGTCCGTCCCCTAATTGTTCTTAAAAATGCAGCAAATGGTGGTGCATCTGCTGCAAAAGCGAATGCAAATATCAATCAGCAACAACGTGTTCCATACAAGCGTTTAGCAGAACTCCCTAATTGGCGTCATTTAATAATGGGCACACACCGTGAACGCCTAACTGCGCCACTTACTATTTCTGAATTTACAGACCCACTCGCTGACCTTGAAAATGTAACCATTGATTTATATGAAAAAGACTTGGCTCAACATGTTTCACCAATTGAATATGTCGACCCTTATGAACAGAATGAAATATATATTGCTAATTTCCCAGAGCAGATTATTCCTGAAACAACTCATATTGAAATTCACCCATCTACTATTTTAGGTATTGTAAATGGACAGATTCCTTTTGCAAATCACAATCAATCTCCTCGTAATCAACTTGGCTCCGCACAATCAAAACAAGCTCTTAGTATGTACGCTACTAATTGGCAAAATCGTTATGATAATAATGCACATATTCTCTGTTATGGTGAAGCCCCTCTTACACGTACACTCTACCAGGATTATTTTGGTGAAGGTCGTATGTCTTATGGTCAAAATATTATTTTAGCCCTTTGCTGCTACACTGGCTACAATCAGGAGGACGGTATTGTTATGAATCGTGATGCAATTGACCGCGGTCTTTTCCGCTCAGTTGCATATCGTACATATACTATGCGCGAAGAGGATGATGATACAGCCTATATAAAAGTACGTATTGGTAATCCTGGTTCTATTGCAGCATGGATGGATTTACGTCCTGGCATGGATTATACCAAATTAGATGAACGTGGTATTATCAAAATAGGTGAATTTGTTGATGAAATGACTGTAATTGTTGGCGCATATATGTTATCAGATCGCGGAGAAATGAAAGATGTTTCTCTTGCTCCTCAAGTATGGACTCGTGGTGTAGTTGAACAGGTTGTTGTAACTGTCAATAATATGGGACATCGCACTGTTAAAATTCGTGTTAGTCAAGATCGCAAGCCTGAGCTGGGTGATAAATTTAGTAATCGCCACGGTCAGAAAGGTACAATTGGTATGCTTGTACGCGGACATGATATGCCTCGCACATCCGAAGGTGTTGTTCCTGATTTACTCGTCAACCCTCATAGCATCCCTTCTCGTATGACAATGGGACAATTAATGGAACAAATTATGTGCAAAGTTGGTGTAAAAGTAGGCTCTCATGCAGATGGTACCACCTTTATGAATGAAGGAACACCTGCAGCTGATGCTGGTGATCAATTAGAAGAGCTCGGATTTGAACGCTATTGCAATGAAATCCTCTATAATGGTATGACTGGACAACAGATTCATTGCGATATATTTATTGCTCCAATTTATGGTATGCGTCTAAAACATATGGTGGAAGACAAATGGCAAGCACGTGATAAGGGTCGCAGGGAGCAGCGTACCCATCAGCCGACAGGTGGTCGTGGTGCACAAGGTGGTTTGAAGATTGGTGAACAGGAGCGTGATGCAATTGTGTGCCACGGTGCTGCAACATTCCAGCGCGAGTCATTTATGACACGATCTGATGGTCATATTTTCCCATTATGTACTGGCTGCGGCACTGTACCTATTTTTAATCCTAAACTCAATATTTCTGTATGCCCATTATGCGATGGTCCAGTATCTTTCTCTGGAACAGCTGTTTCTAATTTGGAGATTATCCCGCCTACTACAAAGCCAAGTGGAGAATTTACACATGTAGAAATTCCTTATGCAACCAAGCTATTAGAGCAGGAAATGAATTCTTATCTAAATATGAGTATGCGTATTGTGACAACAAAGAATGTACAGAAACTCGCTACACCAATTTTAGATTTGGTGGAAGGAGATGCGGGACAGATTGCTCCATTAGAGCCACTTGTGTTTGAGGAGATTGCTGCGCCTGCGCTACTTGCATCTGCAGAGCCGCCACGATTAGAGGAGGTACAGGAAGCAGCTCGTACACTTGGTATGGCAGTTGTACCATTTTCTGCAGTTGGAACCGATGTTATGGGCGAACAGGCGGCGGAGGAAGCAGCCGCAGCTGCAGCTGTGCCTATGCTAGGAGATGAGGAGGCGGCGGTAGAGGCTATTACACAGCAGCAGGAGATTGAGCAAGGTGGATTGGAGGGTGTTGCGGGTGTTTCAAATTCTGCGAATGATGAAGAGGCTGCAATTCGTCAAGCCGCTGCACCCGTTCTTGGGACAGCAGCAGACGGTGGTCCAGTTTTATCCATTGATACAAGTGAAGATGCCATGCGCGCAGATGGTATTAATGCAGCAGAGCTCAAATCTGCTTCAGCAGCCGCTCCTCCTCCTGGTGAGGAGATGGAAGGAGGTGGGGGCGCTCCCAGATCAGCAAGTCGCAGAACACTTGGTGGACGCAGAGGACCTGCTCAGACAATTGATGGCGGCGGTCATGTTGGCGCAGGAGCCATTGTAAAAGTTATGAAATTAGAATGAAACAACCTACATAATTTCATATATATTTAAATAGTCCAAATTAACACCCTAATAGCTGTGTGCTAAATTTGATTCTCTAAATTTACTACAAACTCTGTAGCAGGAAGAATGTCATCCAATACAGAGTTTGAATACGCCAATATTTTCTACCGTTCACGCCTAACCCTAATGGAGCTGTTGGAGAGCCGAGGGTATGAAGTCAGTCCGTATAAACGATTTTCTCCAAAAGAGACGGCTGCAATGTCTACCTATTTGCATTCAGCCGATTTTGTAGCACCGCATTCTGAAGATCCCGATCAGAAGTGCATTGTATTGTATATGGATTCAAAGCCAAAGGGTTCAATGTCCGAGCATGTTATGAAACGCCTAAAAGATCCAGACTTTGCAAAGACCGATGTAATTATCATGTATAAGGATACAATTGGTGATGCATTTGCTGTAGCCGCCCTAAATGACTGGGTTACGCACCGCCTACGAGTTTCCTATTTCTCCATCTACAATCTTGCAAATAATCCTACCAAACATGTACTTGTTCCGCCACACGAAAAGGTGCCTGAAGAGGAGCACGAAGCTCTTCTCACAAAACTGATGGTGAATGCAAAATCACAGCTTCCACATATCAAATTCCATATTGATATGCAAGCACGTTGGCTTGGTCTAGTCCCGGGTGATATTGTAAAGATTACTCGTCCATCTCCTTCTGCAGGTGTGTACACTGTGTACCGAGTTTGCACCGTTTAGATTAGATGGCGGTTGATTATCAAACACAAATAGACTCATTCAATGCGCATTTACATGATGCACTTGCATCCCGTCGTATATTAACAAGTGCAGAACAGCAAGATATTCAAACAAAATTAGCAGAATATAGAGCCTTAAATCAATCATTGGGCGCAATTATTGAAGGTTCTCATTATGACACTGATATAGGACGTATTACAACAAGTATAGGCGAATATCAACAAAAAATAGCAAGTCTTGAAGAAGAGCTAAAAGAAGCACAACAAACTGCAGATACTGCAGAGGCTCGTGCACGAGCTGTTGACCGTAGAGAGCAGAAAGTTAGCTATCACCAACTTTATATGATAGATAGACCTCTACGGCGTTTGAGTATTCCAGTACTCTTTACAATTAGTATTGGTTTCATTGTAGGTGCTATATTTTTCATGTATAAATTGAATGCTGTACCTGGTTCCGTAGGAGCAGGGGCAGCAGCAGCGGCGCCTGCAGCAACAACAACTGCATCTGGATTTTTTAATTGGTTCAAGTCTAGTCCAACTACTGGTGCAGCGGTGCCAACAATTTCAACATCAGGTAAAGGTCTCTCCGAAATGCTTGGAATAAGCCGCTAAAGAATTAATGTAAAACCTCTAAATCTTACCTATTACTAGTATTAATATGTCAGATTTTACTGAATATAAACGACCACTAGTCGTTCTTTTAATATTTGCAGTTCTTATATTTGTAATAGCAAATTATGGCGGCAATATGTTAAAATATGAGAATTTTGTGGATGCGCCATATACATGTGGATCTGCGGGAGATAGACGTGCATGTATAGATGCAGGAGGATTTTGGAAGGAGGATGGTACATCTCCTGCAGGTTGCGACTCTGCATGTGCGTGCTGTATGCATAATCCTTCATTTCCAATGACAATGAAATATCCTGCTATGAACTGTCCTGCAGCTTCCTCTACAACATTCACCCTAACTGATGCACAAACCGCTTTTACAAATACTATGCTGCCGACCGATAATACACTTGCGCGTGATACTGTAGGGCGTTTAACAGAAGATTCTCTTAAAACCCATATAGAAAAATTAATAGCTGGTGGGCGCTTACAGGAAGCACCTGATCGATCTGCAGATTCTGCGGTGGTATATGCATTTATACAAGCAGATGAGGCTGCTATACAAAAATTACAGGATGAATATTGCTATTATTCTGCGAGATATGCATATACAGTGCAGATGGTGATTGATTCTGCGTCTGCAGCTGCGCCATCAGGCAGTGGTAGCAGCAACAGCAACCAAGGCGCAGATTGGCTCGCAGCAGCTCGCAGTCTAAATACTCGTCTGCAAGACATTATTTCAGTAATGAAATATATTACTACTCGCCGTCTAAATGTATCACCTGATGGTTCATCTGCAGATCTAAATGCAGAGTTAGCCATGCGTATGAAAACCCTTTCCGAGCAGGGCGCAGATTTAGGATCGCAGAATGCAGATACTGTTTTATATAAGAAAATGGTTCAATATACTAAACAAAAAGCGAAAGCAAATGGCAATCTTGTGCTATTATACACTTTTATGAATCTGATTGCTTTTGGTATGCTGTTTTATGTTTATCGTGCAACATAATTACAAATACACATACAAATACAAATATACAACAAACTATATTGATAATATTTACAAATCTTATCAATAAGTAAGATAGATATGGAATTTCAAAGTATCCAAGCTGCGATACTTGGGAAAGGCGACATAGCCTCCGTCGCTGCTGCCATTAGTGGTTCAAATATCAAGAGTGTCATTCCAGGACAGACCTCCGATTACCTCAACAAGCAGTTAGCAGATACGCTAAATGGCTTGGAAGCGGCTTCACAGCTTCGCAATATGCAATTAGCACATAATCTGCAATCTCCCTACTTGCAGCAAGCAAATAGCAACATTGCAAGTGTAGCCTCAACTGCAAATCAGAAGCACGATAATGCCATGCGTCAGTTTGAGATAAATGAGTACTCCTCTTCCAATCGCCAAGAGACACTCTTTGTCTATCAATTCATCTTCTTCGGTGTCCTCGGTGCAACAGTTATTGGTGGCTTCTGGCGTATTGGAGCCGTTTCAGGACCACTCGCATCCTTTCTAACATTCATCCTAACAGCCATTGTTGTATTCCTAATTGTATATCGTGCACAGTACACAATCTTCAAGCGTGATAAGAGATATTGGAACAAGCGCAGATTTGAATCTGCAGGACCTATTGCAACACTTCCTAATTGCCCGGCTGTTACAGATTTTGTACAAAACTTACCTGGAAATATTGAGACTGGATTACAATCTGGCTTGCAGTCTGCACAAACAGGGATTGCATCTGCTCTAACAGGACTAGGTAGTGCACTAACCTCTGCAGGTCGTAAAACTGCAAATGCTGGTACAACTGCTGCTCCTGTAGATACAGCCGCGCCTGGAGATTCAACAGCTTTCAAATTCTAATTAATTAGTAATGGAGTCTTCTGGTGATATATTTGATAATTATCAGGCGCAATTTATTGATCAGAAAGCGATTGCACAGAATCATATGCTCACTCTAAATGCTATTCAAGATGGCTTCCCTAACACAGAAGCACTTGCAGCCCTTGTAAAAACGGAAGCCGCACTTAAAGACCGCGCAGCCGATCTTAAATCTGAAATTGTTGCTTTAGAAAATAAAACAGCAGCTACAGATGTTGAATTTGAAGAAGCGGTTCCAGAGGCAACTGGTGAGCCACGTGAACGTATTTATGTGCTTCAAGATTATATATTAGCAATTCTTACATTTACATTTGTAATTTTTTATAGTACTCTATTCTTTTATGTGGGAAAGGCGAGCCAGTGGAATAAAAAAACTCTTGTTTATATGTTAGCTGCTGGTATTATTTTTGTGGCTATTTCATATGCAATGATTAAAACTATTGCTTAGACGTAATGCGCTTGCTTTAGCAAGCAGTTTCAGGTGCAGCAACTGCTGCACCTTCAGCGTCAAACTCATCCACCTCCTGATCTGAGCCAAATACTTTTATACGCTCAAAGATTTTCTTTATTCCCTTCGGCTTACCTAGGAATTCTTCCAACCGATTTCCAAGCTCATTCATTGAAAGCTTCGGCATACCTGATGCATATTCTGCATGCCATGTCATATATTTCTTATGAATATCTGCAAGAGGATGAGAGCTCTTCAGTACATCCATATTAGTACCACCAACTCGCATACGTGCATTCTTAAATGCTGCGAAATGGTCGGATTTTGCACGATACTCTTCACTCGCCTCTTTTACAATTGGCGGCTCAGGATTGAGCCCATTCTTCAAATACTCATTCTCATAAATCCATACAAGTCGGCTAAATAGCGCCTGCGGCCATTTCTTAATGCGATCTTCTAGTGTATAATCTTTTAGATGGATATGCTTAATATCAGGATTCTTCCATTCAGGATCATCCGCATCTTTGAAAAGCGCCTCAAAAGGAATTACACGAATACGACGCCAGGTACCTCCATCATTGGAGTTCACCGCCGGCTTTTCATTACAAAGCAAATGAATACGACCCGCAATCTTGAAATACTGCTGCTCCTGGAATAGCCCTCGTGCTTCAATTACATCATTACCTGTATACTTCTTCATCAAAGGAGCATTTAGAGGAGCACCACCCCCATTCGAGCTCGTCTCTGGCTCTGACATGGAAATATAACGACGATTACGCATACCAATAATCTCTGGATTTGCTGCACCACTATCACCCGATTTACGAGTTAGTACCGTAGAAGGGAGCGTAAATGCATAATCACCAAATGTATAGCGCATAATCTTATCCAGAACAGACTTACCATTACCACCACGACCCGTCCAGATGAAGAAGAGCTGCTCTACGTTTGCACCCTCTAAATGCGCCGCCATCAGACGCCACATATAGGCTCGTAGATCGGCTCGTGGAAACACCTTCTCCATGAAATCATCAATCTCACGATAAATAGGATCGGTTGCAGCTGCAACTGGGTCATATGGGATATAATGAATTGGCTTCAGTCGCTCATTCGGATAATTGCCCATCTGGAAACTCACATAATCACTCGCCTTTCCAGGACGCCATGTCACCTTATGCGGCTGTGCGGGGTCACCCGTCTCCGTACGAATATTCAATACAGCAGTGGCTGTACCAACAAGTGTAGGATTTCCATCAAGATTTGCAATGAAATCCTTATCGTGGAAAAGGGACGCAGCCTCTTTAATAATAGAGGACTTGTATTCGGTCTGACCAAGTTTATCAATTACTTTTAGGAGCAGCTTGGTCTGCTCATTATTAATCTCACGTCCACCATCGGTCATACTCTTATCCTCTAACTGCCGGCGCTTCAGACGATATGCTTCCCAAATATAGTCCGTGAACTCTTCAGAAAGTTGTGAGCGAATACTAAATGCTTGTGGGATATTTGCCCAGGTATTATTGCGAAATTCGAACCATTCAATGTTGCGCTTCTCCACATATGCCGTGTAGCGCTCAGAATAAAGACGGTGCATAACCTTTGCAACATCATAATGCCCTCCACGCACAGTACGAAGAATGAAGTCAATAATATCACCGTCCACAATCTCCTTATATTTCTCAGGATTGTCTTGCTTTGCCCACATACGAAGCGTACCCATTTTAAGAGCGTTCACTCCAGGGAGTTTACCCCAGTTGGTAGCCCACTTGTATTGGAGGTCGCGAATATCATTTGCAGAAAACTTGGGTGATTTCTTACTGAAATCCATCCAGAGATTGAATCCATCTTCGGTAGGGTCAATTGTGTGAATACACCAACCAACCTCTAGCCAACTCTGGAAACCATCTGCACGTGTATCATTTAGACATTCCATGACAAATCTGCGAGCCATTGCAATCTCAGATTCACTGTAGCTCTTATCAATTGCTGCATTGAGCTCTTCAATAACTTGGCGTTGTGCTGGAGTTTGTTCCACTTCAGGGGCTGGTGCTACAGCAGCAGGAGCCTGTTTCACTACAAGCAAGCTCTTGTAATGGTCAAATTGCTCCTGTACACCTTCGCGAACTGCAAGAGCGACCGGCTCAACTCTATGACGAATACTAAGCAACTCTAATAGCTGCCGATTGTTATACCCTGTAGGACCCTTTTTTAGAAGGGAATCCGTTTCATTACACCATGTCCATACTGCGGATAGTTTGTAAGGAGGGATATCTGGCTTAGATTCTCCGTAAAAGAACCAGCCATTCTTTTTAATTACAGATTCATCATATACATCGGTGTCTGCATTTGTGTATTCCGTTTTATCAAATGCATGCTTAACTGCCTCTTTTTCTAGCATTGCTACACGAATAATCTGCTGCGCCTCAGAATTTAGACACAAATCAGGACATTCAATGTGAACACCGTCTTTTAGAATACGTGTTGAGCCTCCTTTCTTTTCATAGGGACTATTACGCAGACAAACAAAGAAACGGAGGTCTTGTGCTGGAGCCCCGGAAAGGTCATACACATCCTTAATAGTATCAATATAAGAGCGAATGAATGCTTTGATATTCTTATCTTCAAAGCGTCGTTTCATTGCATGTTGTGGGGAGTATTGAAAATCGAGGTCAATTAGGAGGGGTGAGAATCCGTCAGTGCGGCGTTGTTCAACAAGATTTTGTGCACGATAATCTTTTACAAACAGATAGTCATTAAGGAGGTCAAGAAATTGAGGATAATCTTTGTCCTCAATATTCCATTTACCGCCACCATCCTTACTCATCTTGGTGAGTGTCCATGTACCAGTACGTCCATCTACCTTTCGTTCTCTAAGGAACGCATTGAGAGGGTGGTCATGAATAGAATGGATTGACATTTTGGCTTGTGGTCTACTTGGCAGATTGAAAATCGGCGAGCGTCAATTTTCCCCGTTTCTATATATCAAAATTTTTCAAGATGGTTAGATTTTAAAATAAATAGCAAACATGCGGCTGCATCAGCTGCTGAGCGCTGAAAATTTGATTTTCAAATACTTACAGCCTAGTAGCAAGCCACTATTACAATGTCTATTAAATTCTGCCCTACATGCCGCTATTTCCTTTTCCTGGAAAATCGTATTACATTGGATGAGAAAACACAGCAGAAGACTTCCGATTTGTTTCGTATTTGCCGCGCATGCGGCTATTCGGAACAAGAGGAGCAAGGATGCCTTGTTCTTGAAACGAATCTACAAGAGAAGGTCAATGAAGAATATAAGATTCTCCTAAATGAATTTACACGTCTCGATCCTACACTGCCCCATGTGAAAAATATTCGTTGCCCTAATGATAAATGCCGTTCCAATACCGGTGAAATGGAGCGCGATGTTATTTATATGAAATACGATACGGTCAATCTGAAATATCTGTATATTTGCAATGTGGAAGGATGTAATATGCATTGGAGAAGCCGTTAGGACGGCGACCAAAGCCGTTAGGACGGCGACCAAAGCCGTTAGGGGATGGCGACCAAAGCCGTTAGGACGGCGACCAAAGCCGTTAGGGGATGGCGACCAAAGCAGCTAAGAAGCTAAAGGGCACATTCTTTATTGAAGGAAGGAATATATGGATACATCCTCATCAAGTCGTTCACAAACTTCAAGAACCGCCGCCCAATCCGAAACAACGCAACAATCTATTACAGAAAATCTCTTAACATCTATTCAGCCATTTCATTGGTCTGAAGATGAACAAACAACACTTCTAACACAATATAATCAAGAAAGCCTTCTAACTGCTAAACAACAATCTATACAATTTGATGCAATTGTGCATAAATGGATTCGTGAAATAGACACGGATAAAAGCATTTTTTTACAATATATTACAACCTGGACAACACGCCTTTATTATCGTCATCCTATTTCATCACATATTACACATTTACGAATGAAACGAAACACACATTCAACATCCTCACTCGCATATACTATTCTTCTAATAGCAAATGTATTAAAATTAGTTGCACTATTAGGAAGTATATTATTCTTTTTTGCACGCCATGCTCCATCTCTTCTTCCTGTAGTGCTACGTCCTGCGACAGAAGTGAAAGAATTGGCATGGTATTCCTATATTTATGAATATAGTATTGGTCTAATTGTCGGTGCAGCAACAACAGCTGCACAAGCTACTGTAGATGTTGGGTATTCACTCGCAATGGCTGCTTTTATATGGGTAGTATCATCCTATGCATCTGCTTCACTGTATAATTATAGCAATGTTTTACAACAGCGTTATATACTTCAACGACTTGAATTACAATTCCTTGAAGAATTTCGCCAAACAATACGTAATCAGCTTCTCTTTTATTTAAAGCCAATATTATTTAATGCATATCGTACATTCTTAGCACTCCCTATACAAGAGCGTGCACAATTATTAGGAGCATACACACGACAGGATAAAGCACTTGAAACAATTCATTTACTCCTTCTAAATGAATGCGAGGAAATTGCACTGTCTCCATATATTGAAGCGGCTTGTACAAAGCAGATAAATGATTCAATAATGAAGGAGATGGTGCAATTAGGAACAACTGATTATATTGATTGTTATATTAAATTTAAGAATAGTTTGGAAACGGGTGGATCTGTGCAGGTAGAGGAATTAGGGGGTTTTTTGCAGAAGACTGCAGTAAATGGATTTGGGCTTGCAAAGCAAGTTGTTTCTGCTGGTCAAACAGTAGCAGGTGTTGCAAAGATGCTGTAAAAGCAGATTACCGTTAATTTCCTAATTTAAGCAACGCGTTGCTTAAAAATTGGATAACTATGGTATTATAAACAGGATCCAGGGCAGCGCAAGTCAAACATTTTATTATTTTTAATATTTTCTTGTAATTCTTTTAGCAGTGATGGTCTTAGTGCATTATATAATTCATCAGGCGATGGTTTAGGGAGTGGTGCTGGTTTGCACGTACCATTTGTAGGACGAGACATTTTATAAGTAAACATACGATTAGAGGTATCAATATTAACAGGTGGTGCGGGAACACTAACTGTTAATGTGCGCCCTCCTAATTGTATACCACTATGACCACATTTCTTATGAGACGAAGACGCAGAGGCAAATGGTTCTGTTAAAGAGGCAGAGGCAGAGGCAGAGGCAGAGGCAGCAGCAGCAGACCCAGAATATTTTGGCAAATTTTGTAATTGTGCACAACAATCGCTATCATTACCACATTTTTGTTCAGTATTTGGTTGAAATCCAAGAGACTTGCAAAAATTAGCTCTTAATGCTGGACGCTCGCTATCCTCTATTGGCGCATAATCAATTAAATAGCGCTGCCGTTCATTAAAGTTGTATCCAATTGAATTTGAATAGTCGATAGTTTCATTATAATTTGGTGGTAAAATTGGTTCAGGTATCATAAATTTTTGTAATGAATTATTTGCCAATACACGACCAATTAGACGACGGTTATATGGAGATGGTAAATTATCTCCTCGAACTGCATCACGACTCCCTGAAAAAAACGATGCAGTTTGTTTGGCTGATTCTTCACTAGTTGCATATTCATATGCTTTTATTAATTTTACAAGAACAGTTTCATAGTTATCACCTTCAATCGGTGGATCATATAATGGAGAATTTGTAGGTATGTTATATCTATTATAAGCAATCTGTACTTCCGCAATTGCCTCCGCATTTTTAATAGCAGATTCTGATTCAACTGCTAAGGCATTTTCAATTGCAGCTTCATCAATCGCTGAGCTAGAGTCAGATCCAGATGCTGCGACTGCAACCGGTTTTAGTGGTAATAATACTTTCGTTGCTTTTGGTGGCATCGGCTCCGCTGGAACAGGCGCAATCCACTTCTTAAATAATTCCACACCAGTTGCACTAAATGCAACAGGTCTTATTGTATTTATTACATTTTTGTAATTTTTATTATATATTTCAATATTACGTATAAAAATTGGGTCATCCCATAAAGGCATAGGAGGATTATAGGAAGCATCTTTCATTTTCCATCCACTTGCTATCCAATTTTCATTGTATTTTTTCAAAGTTGTATAGTAATCAAGAACTTCTTTAGGAGAAACTGAACTCGATTCTAATAGCTCATTTAATCGCTGGCTAATAGAATCTATAACTGGCTCTCCTTCATCATTTAGTTTAAATGTTATACGACGGCGTTCATTTTTTGTAAAACCTGTTTCAGCAGATGAATATATATAATTTACATCACATTGCAAATTATTATCAGGTATATTTGCTATATCTTTTATTTTAATTGTATATTGATTTTTGAATTCTGGCATTTGTTGTAATGCATATTGGATAGCAAGTGGTTCAGCATTGCATACAGATGATGTAGTATCAAATACGCCTGAATTTGAAAACTGAAAGTCTGGTAATGTAGCTGCTGGTCGAGCACCTGATTGAGAATTGCCCATATTACTCTTGTCTTAGATTTATTTAATAAACCCGGGACACGGTTATTATTTTCCTAATAAATTCTGAATATTCTTAAGAATTTCTGGACGAATTGAATCATAGAAACTATTTAATTTTGCAGATACAACTTCTTGTGCTGGTTGCGGTTTTGCCATTGCATATTCATACCCTACAGTACTTACACGGTCTGCTTTTTTCTTTAACATCTCATCTAATAGTTTTTGTGCAGCTGGCGATACATCATCATCATAGAGTATACATGTATCTTTTCCACCACATTTTGGTTTAGGAGGAGGTGGTGGCGGCTTTTGTTTTTTCACACTATTGTAAATCTTTGGAAGGTCAGCCACGGGTATTTTAAAAACCTTACCTGACGCAGATTCTTGTGGTATTGTTCCAATTGCGGCTGGCACAACATAATCTTGCGGCTTTTCTAACATCTTATAGAGCGCATCTGGATAAGGAGGCATGTCGGGTAGAGCGCCAAAATCATCTGGTAAATTCATTGGCTCATAATTGTTAAAACGCTGTAATTTTTCAAGAGCTTGCTCGTTAAATTCATCTATTACATTTAGGAATTGCTTATCAAGTCCTGTTGCAGATTCAGCCGTTATCCATGCAGGGATTGGAGGAGTATAGAGTTTGTTATTCTGTAATCGCCGCCAACCATTATTATGTATCCAATTAAAATTATAACGTGCAAGACGTTTATAATAATTATCTATATCAACTTTTGTAAAATTTTTAAGTTCTATATTATCACTGTAATCAGAATTATCAAAAGATGGATATTGAGAGCCTGAAAATTTTAGTTGATTATATAAATAAAGATTACCTGTTTCTGGCTCAGGTGCCTCAGATGTAGGACCTTCATCGGGTTGTTCACATTCAAAAAGAGAGCATTGACCGGTTGTATTATATTTTAAGCCTTTTTGTTTACAGAATTCTGCTTGTAATTTACGCTTACCTTCTGTATCAATTACTTGATTCAAATACCATTGTTCACGTTCAGTATTCCGTTTTACACATGTATATACTGTTGTATCAACAAAATTCTCTACAAATGAACTTTGTCCATCTGGTGTAGTTGGTGGATCAAACTTCAGTGTAAATACTTCACCGCCTGTATTATATGCATTAAATCCGCGAATTTGCTCATATAATGTTGTATAATGACGAAGAGCTGTTGCAAAATTTGCGTTTTTAGGAGGAGGGTCGTATTTTACAAAGAGCGTATAATCTTGTCCTGGTTTTGTATATTGTATGCCTTCCAACCATGTTTTAATATATTTCTGCTGCCCAGGATCATTACTTAATTGTTGCACTTGTTGATCAATTGTTAATGGTGTTGTACCAGCAGCTGCGCCAGCGCCTGCACTAGCGCCTACACCCCCAGTTTGTGAATATTGTGTTGGAACAACGGCTGTCTCTTTTATAAATTGAGAAGGGGGTTGTTGCGGCTCAGGTGGATTATTTAATATACGAACCATTCGTCCATCATTTAAATTATTAAGAATTTTAACAAGCTGTGACTGATATGTTAATACATCTTGTAGGAAAAGCACATCTGCTTGACTAGCTACCCATGGTGGGCGGAGCAAATGAGGTGGTGGATTATATATTTTAGTTGCATAATCAGGAGCTAATTGCACTGTATTATTCGGTCCACGAGTAGCTAGCCTTTTAAAGGGTGCATTATATGCGCGTAAAAGTGAATAATATGCATTCATTTCTGTGCGCAATATATTTTTATATTGTGTTTGTGGAACAGGTGTTACTGGCGGCAACACAATTTGGTTCCCCATTCTTATTAATAGCCGCGGTTAAATTTCAAAGAGAACATACGTTCATTTTTGGTTATTTGATGTACATCACGCATATATTCAGGAGTATTTTGGAATGTTTCTTTGAGTGATTTAGAGAGTTTTGGCTTGCTGCATTTAGCAGTAGTCGGAGTCTTGGTTCGTTGCACACGTGTGAGTTTGTATGGTTCAAATGCTTGTTGATGTAATGGAAGTACCTCTTCAGTATCATCGCATTTGTCAACAGCATTTGCTGTATTGGAATCATCACATGTTTCAGCAAACATGGATGTATCTAATAGAGTATTGTCTTCAACTGGTTCACAGCAATATCCAGCAGGGCAACCAGGATAAGTATCATCTGTAATAGCTATATCACCACCAGCCGCCTGGCAATCACGCGCATTTTGAATTCCTTGTGCAATTGATGTTGGGTTTTCAAATACATTTCCATTTAGAGTTTCCATTTTTAATATTTGGAATTTTCCATTTTTACTTACCAATGGTGGAGGAGCTAGCTTTTCCCCACTACCACTTAATGTTATACAGCCATATGAGTTAACATCACATCCTGCATATATATCTTTATATGACGATGATGATGTAAATCCTTCACGTACAACACCACTAGGTGTATCTCGAACTTCTTTTAAAATAAGCGCACCTTTTGCATTGTACTTTTTCACTTGATCAATTAGCGGCTTTGTTTTAAATATTAATGGTTTGTAATTAATTTTATCATTTTGATTTGCTATATTTAATTCTGCATTATATGCTTGTATTTTATATGTGTTATTATCAGTATTATTAGAGTCGGTATTATTAGAATCAGTATTATTACTCTTAATAAATTTACCATTATTATCGAGTCTTCCATTTGAGTTTGCTTTATTGCCATAACAATATACTGAATTTACAAATGATGTACTTGCAGGGAGTTTTGTTAATTTACCATTTAGCATTATTTTTATAGGAATATTTTTACTATCAAGTGCCCAACCAACTTCCATGATATTTGGTAATGGTATATTTTTACCTTTGATATATTCTAATTGCCGTTCAATTTGTTGCTCTGTTGCAATTGTACAGTGCTGTAAATTATTTACAAGTTTTGCAATATCATTACTAGCAATTGCTCCGTCTTGCTTTGTAATTGCAAATATTTCATTATCATTTATAGCTGTATTACTATCACGCTTCCAAAGCCCAATCATTGCATTAAAATATGATTGTTTAAATATTTGATTATTTTCTGTTAAATTTGATGGAATGTCTTCCTTCTTTTTATATATCATTAATTGCGATTTTAATGTTGTTGGTGTGGAAACAACTACAACTCCTTTATTATATAATGCAATAGAATCATCCTGGGTAATACATTTAGAGTCGGTTATTTGAGATGTAAGTGGATATGCTGCGCGTAGAACTTTCTTGCCATTTATATCTGTAAATTCACACCAACCAGGGCTGCACCAATTTGCATTATCTTTCATGGCTTGAACAACTTGGTCAATTGTGGCAATTTGCATTCCTAAATTTTGTGCGACTTTTATTGCAGTATCTGGATCTATACCATCATTTACTGGTGTTTCAATATATACAACTTCTTTATCATCTTTCTGTACTTGCGCTTGTTGTGCTTGTTGTGCTTGTTGTGTACTTGCGTTTGAGGAGGATGAACTTCCAAAGTTAATAGTTGTTATTTTTTGAATACCATCATAACGATTTCCAAATGCTTGATAACTACCTGCAAAATATGTTAATCTATTCGATGGATCGTTTAGTGCAAGCTTAAAATTAACTGGCGCTGCTTGTTCTTTAAATGTTGATTTAATGGTCATTGTTTTTGTTGTATTATTATAAAAATCTATATCACCTGATAAAACATTTATTTGTATTCTTGTAAATTGTTTGCTATTTAAATTTGCATTTGCAGCATCTATAAATGAACCAGTTGCAGCATCTTCAAATACAAATGTATAATTACCAGCAGGAATTATACTTGATTTATTATTTATTGTAAATGTTGCTTGTATTGTATTTGCATTTATATACATAAAATCAATAATTGTACTTTTTGTTGTATTATCATATATATCTGATTTATATAATTCATAACGACTATTTGATGACGTATCTTGCTCAATGTGTGTAAAACTATATAATTTGGTTGAATTTGTCATTGATTTATTTGGAAATGCATATATAATTGCTTGTAAACGTATACTGGAATATAATTTAAAAGTTGCTGGTTTATCAATTTGCCCTAATAATGTTTTTGTATTATTTTTAACAGATATTATATCTATTTTATCACTATTTTCATTAATAATTATATTTAACGTTGTTATATCTGCACTTGTTTGATTTTGTTTTCCAGCAGTAAAACGAAATGGACTAAATATATATTTAGAACTATTATCTTCTGTATTTGATTCATCATTTAATTGTAATTCATATGTATATTCATTACCTAATTTTAGCCCATTCATTTTTAAAATAACACCTGAACTATCTGGTTGTGCATTTGCAAATCCAGTAGATGGCTTTACTGGTTGCTCTTTTAGTGATGCTATTGCATTTTGCAATGGACTTGTAATTAATGAACATTCGAGTAGATTTGAATAGTCATTAAATTTAATGAAATAATTACTTAATGTGTTTGATGCAAGTTTGCAAGATTCTGGATCAGGTGTTCCTTCAAATCGCAGTCTATTAAATATAGTTGCACCACATTTTTGTTGTAATGCTTTACGCCATGTTAATTTAGTATTATTTGCATCTACAAATGTTGATTCTTCATTAAATTTTGCATCTAATAATGCAAGTTTTTGGCTAATATTACTAGCTGTTTGCCCAGATATAACTCCACTATATGAAGCAGTATTTGTAGTACTTTGTGCATTTGAACTTGATGAACCACGAGCTGTATTTGAACTCGATGAACCAGGCGCTCCAGCAGCAGCAACAGCGGCTCCAGCATTATTTAAATTTGTATCTTCATATGAAATAAATGCACCAGTTCCTATATTGTCATTTAATGGAGCAGCTGGGTTTAATTCATATGCACGAATACCTGTAGATGCTAAAGTTTGTGAAAGTGTTTTACCAATAAATAAACAATCACTAATTGATTGTTTATAATCATCCACATTAATTTCAAATACTTGCTGTTTTTCATTAAAAGGATAGCGAACAATACTACGAAATATAGTACCTTCTATTAATGATTCTATTGTTATATTTGATTCATTTGTTGCAAAAATTATTTGTGAGCTAGGTGTTTGATTCCATTGTTTATTTGGAGGTTTTGTAGATACAACTAATTTTGCGGTATTAATTAAGGATGGAAATGCACCATTTCCACCAGATTCACGTGTTAATGTATATGTTGTTCCTTCTCTATTTATACCTCCATTGCGAAGGAAATATTGTCGCTCTTTTTCAGTTGCAACACGTAATTGTATATCTGTCATCGATTTGAATGTATTCATATATATATTTTGACTGTAATTGTAATCTACAGGTATGCCTGCTGTTGATGCTGCATTTTGACCAAGTATATAATTACTTGTTAATGCATAAAACATATAAATAGGTCCATTCATTGGTTGCCCAAATACATCAACCGTTGGGATTATTGAATCAAAATTACTTGAATTTGATGATACAAATTTCTCAACTAAAATTGGCTCCTTTTGCCAATAATATACTAGTATTCCTACTAGCAGTAATAATAGTAGAAAAACAATCATTACTAATAGCTTGGAAAATAAGAATATCTTTAATAAACGAATACTGTTAATTAGAAGACTAGCCCAGCACCCATACCTGTTGCACCAAAGAATCGTTGCCCTTTTGCAGCTCTATGTGCTGCTAATTGCTCATGTACAGAATTCATCAACCCATAATTGGCAGGTAAACTAATAAATCCTTCATTTGTCTCCATTCCACAAGTCGGAGTCTTACGAAACACTGGTCCAGTACGCTTTATTTGGAAAGGCTGCGCAATACGAACACAATTATCTACCTTGCTCAATATTTCCAAACTATCACCACTTCCTAATAATGCCTGTTGAACCTGTCCACCAATCCCAAGCCCTGATTGCTTCGCTTTGTATGCTATCGGAATACAACATCCATTACAATTACAACCCACATCACCAACTTCAGAATTGCTGTAATAGCCATACGATGCACATATATTTTTACGAACTTGTGCAGCAATTTCTTTATTTGTCATTGTGGCATTTTCAACAGTTCTTTTAGAGAAATAGGATATTGCATCAACTTCATCTTGTTTAAAAGAATAGCATTTGAAATCGACAGCTGTTCCAGGATCTGCAGGTGTTTCATAATCTCCTGCTAACGATTGTAAGGATGGGTCATATGCATTTGGTACCTTAAATTTATATGAAGTACCTGGGGCTTTAAGTGGGTCGGACCCAATTATACGCTTATCAAGTTCAATAAATTTACGTAATGTATTTATATACGTGTCAGACGTTGTTCCTACACTCGTTGCGGCGGCGGTTGCATAACTTTTAGCTGCGAGAGAAGTTGCAGAAGCTGCCATTTCGTCAAATAAAGTCTTATTTGCTAACCAAGCATCTGCAATATAGGTCTGCAGAGGAAGTTGCAGATTCGCAGATCGGCTAGCCGAGGCGGAAGCCGTGCCACTACCGTCAACCAACGCCGTCGCAGATCTGCCATCTGCAGATTTGTTCGCCTCTTTTATCATCTTATCTAACTCCTTCTGACTGTTCGCTCTTAATAAAGGAGCAAGCAAATCTGCGCTAGCTTCACCTTCTAATTGCACATATTGTAAAGATGTTTGCCCTACTGCCACATATAATTTTATAGGGGTTGCAGATCGAACATCTTGTTTTACAACACCTAATATATTTGCTTGAGATGGACTATATTCTTTCTTATATTCATATAGCTTGTAATTAAGTGTTATATATGTTTTATATGTTTTAAAACTATTATCACTGACAGTTAGACGAGCAATTGAATCTAAATAATTTTCCATCGGCGTCTTACTTGCATAATTTGCAGCTAATTCAAATGTCTGCTTGCGCGGCTTTTTTGTATATAAAATAAATTGAGGAAACTCTAGCTCAACATCAGTACTCATTTGAATTTGTGCTGCAGCTAATTGACTCGCTATATCAGGTGCAGCAGATGCTATTAATAATGGTGGCGAATTACCATCTTTGTTATTGTTTTCATATTCAGCTCGTTGTGCTAAAAAACCAGCTATATCATATATGGCTGTACTGCTTCCAGCAAAATCTTCACGCCTTCGTAAATATGTCAATAATGAATATATTATATACATTATAAATATCAAAACCGCGACCAGCCCTAAATATCGAATGACATCAGAAGCCATAACTACTTAATTAGAACAAGGGAATTTGTTGCAATTCCTCATATTTTGTTGATTTTATTATTTGAGAAACATCACGATGAAATTGTGGGCTATTTTCAAAAC